TGGCGGCGGCGATCATGGCATCCTTGTTCGCATTGCCCTTGCCCGTGGCATGGCGCTTGATCGTGCCCACCGGGACGCCCTCGTACGGCACGCCGCGCAATTCACCCCAGCTGGTCAGTGAAGCCATAAGACCTCCGTAGACGTGAGCCGCGTCTGTTCCCGCATGGCGGCGGACTTCCTCGAACCAGATCGTAGCGATAGGACCTGACAGCCGGTCGAGTTCTGTCAGCCAGTTGGTGAAGCGCAGGTATCGCATGCCGCCGCCATCGTAGCGGCCGGGCTTAAAGCTAGCCGTGCCGCTGGTGATCAGGCCGTCATAGCCACGAATGGCCCAGCCGGTGGTGGTGCCCAGATCGAGGGCAAGTATCGTGCGTTGGCCCTGTGCATGCTGCAGGGGCATTTTCGGGGTTGCGCCGAGATTGGCGTTAGCGAGAGTCGTTTCAGCCATGAGTGTTCTCCTCTTCTGGTGGGCTGCTCGGGTGGAAGACGACGGCGGTCATGTGCTTGGCGGTACCGGCCGCCGTCGTCGGATGGGGGGCTCAGTATTTCTTTCGCCTGCCATGCGTTCGCAGATATTTGGCTGCATGCTTTCGACCTGCTGAAGAAACGGACTTCCCAGGCGCGCGGTGTTCAGGGCAACGCCTGTTCAGCGTTCCCGACCTCATGCCGCTCCAGCACTCGAACACAGCGCCGCAGTCCGCGCAGTCGCTTTGCCAGCAAATGATGGACGTGGTCTTTCCATCCTTGCGGCGACGCAGGTCTGATCCGGTCACCACATAGCGCTGCCCTTCGTGCATGAGCACAGTTCCAGCCAGGGGCAGCACTTCGAAGTTGATGCTGTGAACGACGCGTTTTGCTGTCGTCATTGGGCACCTCCGATCGGCGTCGGAAATGACCACAGACGAGAGCCACACGCGGATATTATCTTGTCATAGAGAGGCGGGACAGACAGGTCCGCCTCTCTATATATAATATATAGGCTTCCATTGTTCGTCCTCACTTTCAGGTAAATCACTGAATTCACTTGTGATTTTAAGTCGAACAGAGGTCGAACAAGAGGACGGACATGTTTGTCCTCGACCTGTCTCAAGTCATTGATTTCATTGAGTTCAGGACGAACAACGTCAGAGGACAAACATGTTTGTCCTGAGGACGAACAACGCGTTGCGGCGGCAAAATCAGTCATTTTCATCCTCCGTGATGGGCCATTCCGCAGGGTCTTCGACCTCAAGGCAGATGCCGTTCGATGGTGATTTGTAGTGGCTTGACAGGACCGGTTTTGTGCCGCTGAAGACCTCCCCGGTGTCGGGATCGACGCGATCCTCACCGCCGAAAATCATACCTTCGACGCAGAGATAACCGAACCGCGAGCGCACGATTGGATGGCCATAGGGCGTTCCGTCGCGCACAAATCGCATGTAGCCTTTCGTGGTGAGCACGTTGATCCGGTCGCGAATGGTCGACTGGCTGCCAAGACCGAGCTGGTTCTCGAATTTTTCCCGAAACTGGGTCGAAGTATACAGACTGCCGTTAGCGGCTTCCGCCAAGAGTATGGCCAGTATCACATCACGTTTGCGGTTTCGCTCAGCGTCCTGCTTTGCCCCTACCTCAGCCCTCACCAACCGCTCGTTCATGGGATTGATCTCGGTCCATTCACCATTCACCTTGTCGATCAGCTTGGGGTTCAACGCTGGCCCGTTGCGCAGTTCGATCTCGAGCTTGCGCTGCGGGCTGTCCTCGTCAGGGCGGTGCAAAATGAGACCTGAAGTGTAGAACCCGCGCAGAGCGCTGGCACCGGACAGCGCCAGAAACGGGTCGTCCTTGACCTGCTGCTTGCTGAGTTTCTTGGTGTGGTGGGCAAGAATGACACCGCAGTCTGGATTGATGTGATCGCGCAGAACTTCGACCCGCTCTTTGAGAAAGAACATCATGGCGGTATTGTCGTTTTCACCGCCGCCTTCGGGACCGCCGTCAAATATGTTGCGGATCGGATCGATGCAGATGATGTCGACAGGCTCGGCCGGGAATGCCCGCCGGATGGCCTCCGCGACACGGACACTGCCCTCAACATCGAGCAGAAGGTTCAGTTTTGGCGTGGCCACCAGATTGTCACGCGCGCCAGTCAGGACCTGTTTGGGCAGCGAAATCTGCTTCATGCGCTCGCGCAGATAGTGATACTGGATCTCGGCCTGTAGATAGAAGACACGCAACGGACGTGGTGGCGTGAAGTCGAGAAACGGCACGCCTGCGGCCATGTGCACCAGCCAGGAGATCAGCAGATCGCTTTTGCCGACCTTTGGCGCACCGCCGAGAACCAGCAGCCCACCGGGCGTCAGAACGCGGGGTGCGATGATGTCGGCTGGCATAGGGCTGGTGTCGTCCAGCAGCGCACCAAGCGTAAACGCCGGCATTTCGTTTGGCGCTGGTGCCGCACTATCGAGCCGGATCAGGGGTGGCCCGTATTTCTCGACATGGCGGGCCCAGAGCCGCTCGGACTCACGCTTCAGCCGCTCCACCGACCACTGGGGCCGCAGCATCGCGGCGTTGTAGCCGCAGATGCCTTCCCACCCCTCATCCTTGGACAGACGCCCTTCATGGACCATGCGGATGAAGTATCCGATCGCAGCTGATGCCCCCTCGAAGCGGGACCAGTCGTCCTGCGCACTCTCGCGCACCGGGGTGACCAACACATCATCGACGGCGGGCTTGTCGGGTGCGGTGAAGTCGGGCTGCAGCGATACGCCCGGTGCGGGCGGCATATCGGTGACAGCTTCGGTGAACTCGCCCAGATCGCGCTCGCGATCCGCGTTCAATGCGACAATCCGGACCTGGGTTTTGAGGTTGTTCTTGTAATAAACCGAGCCTGCCACGCGGATTGGCTGGTGGGCCGAGCGGAAATGCATATCTCCGTCAACCTTGGCAGCAATGTCACCGCGGATACGGGTCACGCGGGCGATGTCGCTGCCTTCGGCGGGCTCGGTCAGTTTCCACCAGACATGCGCCTTGCGCTGGCCCTCGGGCGTCACGCCGCCACTTTCCACCACCATCGTGGGTGAGCCGAGATGGCGCTCGAGATGCGCCCGCTTGGCGGCAATGTCGCCCGTGTCGATATCGACGACCACAGCCTGCATCTGCAGGATGTCGCCGGCCTTGGCTTGCCCAGGCGCACCAACCGTGCCGGGGATCACATAGACTGCAGCCCCTTCGCGTGCAGCCCAATTAGCAAAGGTGGCCATCTTGTCGGTGACGTTGTCACCGGCATCGATCCAGATGTTGTGCGGGCGGCCATCAAAGCCCTGGCCTTTGTCGATGAAGCTGCGCACCGGGATCAGGCCGTCACAATAGCCAAAGACCACCTCCATAAACTGGGCAATCTGCGCAGGGTCCGGTTCGTCGCCGAACACATCCATCTGTGGTGCGGCATCGTTGAAGTCCCGCCACGGGTTGAAATGGACGAGATTTTCCTTTGGCGTCTCAGATGATGGGCCATCCGATGGTTTTTTCGGTTCGTCGTGGTCTGTACTCATGTCAGCATCCTCAGGTTTGTTTGGGGTATCGGGCGGGTCTTTGGGGGCATCCGTCATGCAGTCAGGTTCCAGCAGCGCTCTGCCCAGGAGCAGAACCGGCATTCGAAGAAGTCGCGATTGGCAGCCACGCGCGGCAGCAATTCGCCCGCGTCCGTGGCTTGCAGGATGCGGACACCGCGGTCGGACATGCGCTGCGCGAGGGCTGCATCGAACGGCACAAGCTCGTGGTGCATCTCGGCAGTGTCCTTGTTGATCGCGGTGAACACGGCGGGTGCGGCGCTGATGCCTGGCACACTTGCTTCCATGTACGCTTGGTAAACGGCGATCTGGGCGGCATAGACAGGCTTGGATTTGGTCACCCCGTCCTTGACGCAGGCCCGCCAGTTCTTGGCGTTCATGGTCTTGCATTCCCACAGCGCGGGAACGTCCAGGCCGAACCCCTCGGGGCCCGCGGCGATGATGCCATCGACATGGCCCCGAATGCGTCCACTGGCGACAGAAAACCCGAACTGGCCACCATCAGGTCGGTTGCCTTTCTGCGTGTAGATCTCGAAGCCCGCTTGCCGCAGCCAGCGGATGGCGAGCTCTTCCAGCTCGTGCCCGATAGCGAAGATGCGCAGGACCTGGCCTGAGAAGTCCTGGCCCTCGTCCTTCGGCGTCGCCGTGAACTCGAACTGCAGAGCCCGCTCGCAGGCGTGGCCAAGCCGCGAGCCGCCGAGGTAAGCACGGGGTGTCCTTGCTGCATTCTCGACCGTCAGGGTTGCATCAATGGCCTCGTTGACGCGCTCGGCGAAGCTGGCTTTATGATTGTAGTCCAGCATCAGAACGGCACCTCCTGCTGGCTGGCGATCTTGGCCATGGCTTCACGAAATTCCTGCACCGCAGTTTCGATCAGCCAAAGTACCTGCACTTCCGTGAGATCCGACAGGCGGGTGTTCCAGCCATAGGTCTCCATCTTTCGCGCCACGGGCTTGAGGCTGCTCAGGATCGCCATGTGCTCTTCTTCTGTAATCTCTGCCATTTTCAGTCCTTTCTTTGCTTTTCGGGTGAAGGCCGACTGGCATTGCACAGAGCAAAACCAGCGGTATGGGCGTTTGCCGCGAGGCTTGTTTGGATCGCACCATCCGAAGCCTCGGGTGCGCGATGTACAGACGGCGCAAAGCGTGCCGCGCGGATGCCAGAGGCGATCAAAGCCCGGGCAATCCGTAGCCGCTGTGGGCGGGGATTGGATTTGCGCGACATGGCTCACGCAGCCTCCCGCGCGGCGGGGGCCGCGCTCATGATCAGTTGCCGGATCACACGCTTGTTGAACCCGAAGGTCATCAGCGCCGAGGCCTTGTAGCGGGTCAGACCATAATCACTGCGCGCCTCGGGCGAGAGATATTGCAACTGCTTTTCGGTGGCGGGTTGGTTTAGCCAGGCACGTGTTTTAAAGGCGCTCTCATCGGTTTCGTGATCGTTCAGCCAATCATCCGCATGCGCGAGACAGACGCTGCGCTCACCGATAGCCAGAAGCTGCGGTTGTACCCCGCGCGCGCCGCCAACACCGTACCAGAGGCCCTCCAGCCAGAAGACTCCGCCCCAAGCCGTAAAGCCCGTAGCCAGAAACGCATCCTCGGTGCCAAAAAGATCGACCCATGCGAAACTGGAGCGCTTCAGCAGATCAATCTCGGTCATAAGGAAGCCAGATAAATCGCCGTCCGTGGCCTCATCGTCGATTGCATCATCCCCGGGATCGACCAGCGCTTCGCCGCAAATCGGACACTC